TAAATTGAGCAATAGGTGGAATAGCAGATCCTCTTTTAAAATATAGATCTCTAGAATTATTAGTACTAATATTACCTGGATAGCAAGATGAAGACAGCCTACATGATTTAGTAGAATTATTATATTCAAATGAAATACAATTAGGATCATTTAAACAATTATTCGCACAATTCATTTGACAATCTGTTATTTGATTATGCGTATCACCTTGAACATCTTCACATGGAATAGGAGGATTAATATCTAAATAATCACATTGTCTATTTCTATGTTTAATAAATTTACCATGTGCACTATTAAATAATTCATCTTGTTCTTCTAGTTCTCTTTGACCTATACCATCAACAGTATATTTTGTTTTACTTTCTTCTAAACCTTTTTTACTTTCTTGTAAATCAGTAATATCGTTCGCTTGAGAAATTAATGAATTAATAGTACTTGAATTTATTTGAGAAGTATCTTTAATATTAGTTGCTCTATTTAAAGTATTTGTAGCTAAATCAGTATAATTTTCTATAAATTTATTATTTATTATTTTAATAACAGTAAGAATTAATAATAAAATTAAAATTATTATAATATCTATTTTAAACATATTTAATTAAATAAAATATTTATTATTTAATTTTTTACAAAAAATATTAAAATTTATATATGATAATTTAATAATAATCTCTAAACCATGTATCACTATGTGATTTTGCGGTAGAATTATATTCTGATAAAGTTAACTGTGAATTATTATTACTTTTAATATCATTATTTAAATCATTAAAAGAAAAATATTGCATTCCATTTTGAGCATTAAGTGCATATTCTTTATTTGTATTTGTATTTTTCATATCTGAAACAATTGCTTGTGTTTTAATTCCTCCTTTAGTATTTTCAATAATATTCCATTTATAATTTTTTTTAAATTCAGTAGGACAAGTTTGTAATTTTATTTCTTTACCGTGTTGTGGTCCAGAAGTACCTGGTTCATAGTATAAACATTTACCATTATTATTTTGTAAATAACCGAAACTATTATGAATAAAAGTTTGTGTATCACTATCACCTTTATTTTTACATTTTTTAAGTTTAGCTTTATCTCCTTGACTATCTAAACAAAAATTATTATAAAATTTATGATAAACAATTCTATGTTTATTTTGACATGGTATTATAATTGTTCTAGTATATGGGTGAACTGAAATATCTTTTTTTTGATATAAGTTAAACTTATTATTATTTGTAGAATTTTCTTTATAACAACGTTTTGTTAATCTACACTTATCTGTAGTTGTATTATAATCAAATGAAATGCATCCAGGGTCATCTGAACAATTTTCCGCACATTCTTTTAATGTATTTGATGTATGCTCTACAAATTCACTTTTTTCATTATCGTCGGAGCATTGTTTATTTGAATGCAAATCATAATTTGTTAATGGTGAGTTAGTCTCTACATTATTTTTAAAATATAAATCAAAATCATTATTATCCTCTGTATTATTAAGGGAGCATAAGCTGGATAAATTACATTTTTTATTAACTCTATCATAATTAAAAGATATGCAATCATTATTTAAAGTACAATGATGTGCACAAATTTTAAGAGCACCATCACCTTGGGCATTACCAGGTAAATCTAAATTAGTCTCTTTACATTTTTTACCAACATATTCAGGTAATATAGTTCTCTCTTTAGTAGTTTCATTAAGCTGAGTTTGAAAATTTTTAAGTACATCAGCTTCCACGATAAGTCTAGTAATATTTTCTTGATTTTGTTTTAATATTTTATTAGTATTTGTAACATTATTTAGTATATTATTTTTTTTATTCATAAGTAAATCACCAGAACCTTGAATAATTTTACTATTATCATCAACCATTTTACGTATAGGCTGTATTAATTCACCAGTTTGATTCTGTGTAGGATTATCATATCTAAATCCTTCAATATTATTATAGTTTTTACAGTATTTAATTAAAAATAATAAAATAATTATTAATACAATAGATATTAGTAAAGATATTTTATTCATAATTATTATTAATATTATATAATATTAATAAATTAAAAATATTAAATTAAAATAAATTATTGTGCTTATGTCTCTAAAACTGAAATCTTGGAGGACGGAGTCATAACATTGATAGTGGTTGGTAGCTTCGATATTAGTAATAAGAAGATGTTACTCAACGACACGTGTTCATATAGAGTCGCCATCTCTAGAGCCCAGGTGCGATCATGGCAAATTTTTCTAGCCGAGAACTCCCATCGAGCCAGCATTTAATCTGCCTATCGTTGGTTGGGATTGGTCTAAAGCAGTTAATTGTGCCATAGTATTATTTAATTGATTATTTAAATTATTAATATTATTTAAAGTATTTGTTGTATGACTAATAGCATTAGTAGTTGAAGTACCTATTTCTTCTAAATTATTATCAAGTTGTGTTAATCTATTTTCTAAATCAGCTAATTTATTATTTTGTTGAACTTCATAATCAGGTAAATTATAAAAATTATCTATTTTTTTTTGTAAAAATAAATTACTAGTAATGATAATTAGTACTACTATAATAAAAAATATAATTAATTTTATATTCATTTTTTTCATTTATATAAAATAATAATTTTATTAGTTTAAATTTGATTATTAAATTATTAATTTATAATATAAATTACAAATGGAAATATTATATAATAATAAATTAATAGTTTCTGTATTTTTAGGTGTCTCCGCATCAATTGTATTTTATAATTTTAATAAAATTAACCACGACAAAATGAATACTATTGAAGATGAAACTGATGAAATATATATTCAAAATAATAATCAAAATAAAGATTATTCATTATATGTATTTCTAGGAATATCATTAATGACCTATTCTATTTTACATATGACACAAGATAATAGTGAAGATGTATTTAATGAAATAGATACAAGTGAACCTCCATTTTAAATATTAATAAAAATATTAATAAATATTAAAATGATTAAATTATCAAATGAACTCAAACAAGCAGTATTACTTATATTAATATTTGTAATAATATTTAGAGAAAATATTGAAATATTAAAATTAAAAGAAACTTATTATGTATTATATATAATTTTAATAATTAATTTATATTTATTAAAGAATGAACCAGCAGTAATCCTATTATATTCAATATTATTTATACTAATATGGTATAATCATAATATGGTGTAATAAATAATTGCGTAATTAATAATAAAATAAAATATAAATTTAGTTTAATTATGAAATTAGAGTTAAGAAAATTTGATATAACCAGAATAAAAAATGATAAAGTTGTAGTATTAATAGGAAAAAGAGGTACAGGAAAATCATTTTTAGTAAAAGATTTATTATATTATCATACGGATATACCAATTGGAACAGTAGTATCAGGAACAGAATCTGCAAATAAATTCTTTGGAGATTTTATTCCAAACGCATTTATTCATGAGGAAGTATCTCCAGAGCTTATGCAAAATGTTATAACGCGACAAAAATTAGTTATGAAGAAATTAAATAAAGAAAAAAATACATACGGAACATCAAGAATTGATCCTAAAGCATTTATAATATTAGATGATTGCTTATATGATAGTTCTTGGTCAAAGGATAAAAATATTAGAGCAATGTTTATGAATGGTAGACACTTAAGACTTTTTTTTATAATTACAATGCAATATCCATTAGGTATACCACCAAATTTACGTACAAATATTGATTTTGTATTTATTCTTAGAGAAAATATTGTAGGTAATAGAAAGAGAATTTATGAAAATTATGCTGGCATGTTTCCAACATTTGAAGTATTTTCACAAGTAATGGATCAATGTACAGAAAATTTTGAGTGTTTAGTAATAGATAATACATCTAATAGTAATAAATTAGAAGATTGTGTATTTTGGTATAAAGGAGATACACATGAAGATTTTAAATTAGGTTCTAATCAATTTTGGATTAATAATGATTATAATGAAGAATCTGATGATGAAGATGAAGAGTTCTCTATGGAAAGATTTAAAATTAAAAGAAATAGTACTAAAATTAATGTTAGAAAAAATGATTAATTTTTATTATTTTAAAATAATTGTAATGTTTTTTATAATTATAATAAATGTTTATTAATAAAAATATTGAATTATTTATAATTTTTATTATAATTTTTATTTATTACTACACAAGCAAATACAGATGTCCTTGTAATAAAAATAATAATGAATTAAGTAATACTTGTTATAGATACGAAATATACGGAATTCAAATAAATCACATAATTTTATTTATGTTCTTTGGATATTTTTATCATGAGTATTTTGTATTTTTACAAAGTATTGGTATTATATGGGAGATAATAGAAATGTATTTAGATAAATATGAAAATATTGTATATACTTTTGGTGGATGTTTAAAAAAAGATAATACAAATAATAAATATAAAATTGGTAAAGATGAAATAAAATATTTAAATCCTATAGATAAATATTTTAATATAAAAAATTCAAGAATACATGGTTGGCATGGTTCATTTGCAGAAATAATTATAAATTTTATAAGTTTTTTTATAGGTTATTATTTATATTTAATAAAAAATAAATATTTTTAATTATTCTTCTAGTTTTTCATCTGGTTCTATTAATCTTTGATTAGCAGACCATTTATTTTGTTCTTCATCAAATAAATTACTAAATTTAGAACTAAATTCATTTGAAAAAATTTGTTCGTCATAATAAGATCTAGGTATGAATCTATATTCTACTTTAACTTCTTTTTTTAATGTATTTATTTTTTCTTCATAAATACCATGTATAACTAAAATAATTCCAAAGAAAAGAGTAAGTAATATTAAAAGTTTCATTATTATTATTATTTATAGATATTTATTTTATTTTCTTTTTATTTATTATTCTTTTCTATCTAACCATGGGTCTTTTCCTTCAAATACTTTTTCAGAGCTAGCACCTTTTTCATTATAGTTTTCTGTTATACTATTATCTTCGCCAATTCCAGTATTAGACATTACAGATGTAGAATGTTCATTTATATCATGTTCTAATTTTTTTACATCATTTACAACTTCTTTAATATCATTAACATCATTTACAACATCCTTTAAACCTTCTACAACATTACCAGATTTAATATCTGTAACAGTTTTAGCTACATCTTCTCCTGTTTTTACAACATCTTTTATAGTTTCTTCAACATCATCTAATACAACATTTTCAGTAGTTTCTAAATCATTATTTTCAAGTAAAGTATTTGATAATTTATTTTTTTCTTTTTGTAATTCAAGCATTTCATTCTTTCTTTCTTCAAATACTTCATCTTTATGTTGTTGATTTTCACGATATTTTTTCATTAATGTATTTAGTTTATCTTCAGAATAATGCTGATCTTGAATATCATTTGGATTTGGATCCCATGGACACCAACAACCTACTTGCGCAATATAAATATTATGATTTTTATCTTTTCTTTTTAATACTTCACTTCTAATTTGTGCCTCTTTCATAGTATTATATGAACCTCTAACTTTAATACCTCTAATATTAGTTTGAAAATCTACGGTTTCACTAAATTCTTTATCTAATTCCTCAGATTTATCATCCATAAAATATTTATATTCTTCTTGCATATGTTTATCATTAAACAGAAATCTATATCTATCAGCAATGGATTTAAACGCATCTTTTTCATCCGGATATTTAATAGAAAGACTCTCAAACATTTCACGAACTTCTTTAGAAAAATGTTCTGTAAATTTTGTAAATGTAAAAACATCTTTATTATCTAGAATCTTTTCTGGAGATAAAAACGATAAACATACATATTCTTGACCTCGAATAGGTGCGTCTTCTTCTAAATAATCCATTTCACTAACTGGTACAATATTATTAGACATTTTAATAAAATATTTATATATTCTTAAATAATTTTCTATTAAATAATTTTCTATTAATTTAATAATAAATTTTAATTAAATTAATTAAAGCAAAATTTTTTCTCTTATTATATTATAAAAATGAACGGATTAGATGTACGTGAAGTTGTATCTAGAATGCTTAAATATTTTGTAGAAGGTCTTGTTGTTGCTGTAGCTGCTTATGTAATGCCCGGCAAAGTTATGAAAGTTGTTGATGTTGTATGCATTGGTCTTGTTGCTGCTGCTACATTCTCGCTACTTGATCTTTTTGCACCATCGGTTAGTGGTTCGGCTCGTCAAGGTGCTGGTTTCGGCGTTGGCGCTGGCTTAGTTGGTTGGCCCGCTGGCGGTCTTGCGTAAATTAAATATTATATTTAACATTTAATAAAATAATAATTTTTTTTTATAATTTATATACTTCTTATAAATTGCCATCCTAATTCATCACATATTTTCTTCCAAGTTTGTTCTTGTTGATGCAATTTTTCTCTAGATTTTAATAGTGGGAAATATTCTAAATATTTATCTTCACCTAAAAGTTCTAGAAATTTATGTAAAACATATGAATAACTTAAAAAGTTTTTGCGATTTTGTGGAGAATGTTTTAAAAATGGAACTTGTATCTCTTTAAACATGTTTCTTAATTTTTCTTCTAATTCCGGCGTTAATTGAGGATTAATTTTACCAGTAATTCTATTAAGAATATAAGGTATATGTTCATAGTATTTATTAATTTTTATTTTTTTTAATATAGATTTTATCTTATCATAATCTAGAGTAGCCATATTATCAATTTTATTTTTCTTTAGTTCTAGATATATCTTATCGAATACTTCTTCTGGTATTTCAGTTGTTTCTTTACCTTGTGTTTGATTTATCCATTCATTGCGGTAATCCTATAACTTTCATTATAGGCCGGACTGTACCTTAAGCTCTCTCGGTTTGATTAATACTTCATCGAGAACCGACATCCGTTCAGTCTCTGACACCGTATCATATCCTATCATAATGGACTTAGATACTGGTAAGCGGATTATCCAATCTTTAACATTTTTACCATTGGGTACGGCAATTAACCGTGTTCCTTTATAAAGTTTCCAATATAAAGTGGTAGTTAAAGCTCTAAGGAAGTTCCCGCTACGAGATGTCTTGCATTAATATTTAATATATTAATACTAGAAAGTTACACACTTTTAATGCTTCCTGTTTCACTCCAATGTCGAAGTGATTAATTCTATTATAACTGAAATAACTTATTTCTTTAGGAGGATCTCTATAACTTGGTCTCTCATTATCTGTTAGTATAAATTCTATTGTATTACAATCATTACAATATAATATTCCATCGTTTGATAATTCGCTTATATTTTGCGATTTACAATAATTACAAATATCGTCAATACTTTCTAAATTATTATTAATATAGTTTTTGTCTGTTGTTGATAAATAATTTTCTAATAATTCAGAACGATTATTAGAATCATCATTATCTTTTCTAGGAGAATTATCTTTAATTTTATTAGGATTAAAAAAATCAACTATTTTTTTTACATTCGGATTATTTGAACTATCCGTAGTATTTTCTATAGAATCATAATAATTAAATAATATATCTGATGTATTAGTTAAATATTCTATTTCTTTTTTTTTAGAATTAATAGAATTAATACTATTAATAATGTTTTTTTTCTTAGAATTTAAATCATATATAATATTTAATTTATCTGATACATTATTAGAATCAGAAGTATTAGAATCTGAACTATTAGGATCTTTATTATTTTGATTTGTATTATTTTTAGAATTATTTATTTTTTTTATTTTTTTTTCAATAATTTTTAATTCTTTTTCTAATTTATTTAAGTTGCTATACTCTTTACTAAATTGATCTAATTGTTTTTCATGACATACATCAAGAGTATGTGTTGTTTTTTCGTAATTACATCTTCGTTTGTTTTTCTTTGGTTTATTTTTAGTATTAATCATAACATTTTATAGAGTTTTATCTATAATAATTCTTTATATCAATTAATTTTGAGTTTAATTTATTACAAATTATTTTCTTTGTATATAGTATAAAAAAAAATGGGAGGAGGATTAATGCAACTCGTTGCCTATGGCGCTCAAGATATTTACCTTACAGGTAACCCACAAATTACTTTCTTCAAAGTTGTCTACCGCAGACACACCAACTTCGCGATGGAGTCGGTTGACCAAACCCTCAACGGAACCGCAAATGCTGGAAACAAAGTCACTGCTACTGTTTCCAGAAACGGTGATCTCGTAGGCCGTATGTACCTTGAGATGTCAGTTGATCTTAATGGCGCTGGTAATAATGCCGGTCATACTGCTATAGATAATGTTGAAGTTCAAATTGGAGGACAACAAATAGACAAACACTATGGTCACTGGATGGAAGCTTGGGCTGAACTTACTGAACCTAACTCTGCTGGTTTAGTTGGTACTGATGCTACAGCCGCATCTGGTACTAAATTTCAAAATTTAGCAATGGCTGGAGGTGTACTCGCGTCTGCTGGTGCTCAAACTTGCCGTGTTCCTCTTCAATTCTGGTTCAATCGCAACCCAGGTCTTGCTCTTCCACTTATTGCTCTCCAATACCATGAAGTTAAAGTCATGATTACCTTTGCTTCTGTTAATTCTGTAGCTGATGCTCAACTCTGGGCTGACTACATTTACCTTGATACCGATGAGCGCAGACGCTTCGCCCAAGTATCGCACGAATACTTAATTGAACAAGTTCAACACACAAGTGGTACTGGAACATCGGTTGATCTTAACTTCAACCACCCAGTCAAAGAACTTGTATGGTGTGGCGCAGTTAGTGATGCAGGAGTAAGAACAGCACTTTCTACAGGCAACACAAAACTTGTTCTTAATGGACATGATCGCTTTGCTGAAAGACCTCTTGAATACTTCACACAAACTCAAGTATGGCAACACCACACCGGTACCCCTGTCCAATGTGATGGAAGTGCTGCTGGTACAGGAAGCGCGTCAACCGATGAAATTGCTGTTTACTCGTTTGCTCTCAAACCCGAAGAACACCAACCATCGGGTACATGCAACTTCTCGAGAATTGACAATGCTCAACTTAAAATGGCTAGCAATGGTGCTAGTGCGACAGTAAACATCTATGCTGTCAACTACAACGTACTCCGTGTTATGTCGGGTATGGGTGGTCTTGCTTACTCTAACTAGATTAATCAAGAGTGTATCGCTTACTCTTAATAAAATTAATCAAAAAACTAAAAATATTATAGTAATATCATTTTTAAATTTATAATAAATTTAAGTTTATTATAAAATTTTTTTCTTATTATATATTATAAAACAAAATGGGAGGAGGATTAATGCAACTCGTTGCCTATGGCGCTCAAGATATTTACCTTACAGGTAATCCCCAAATTACTTTCTTCAAAGTTGTCTACCGCAGACACACCAACTTCGCGATGGAGTCGGTTGACCAAACCCTTAATGGATCTGCTGCTCTTGGAAACAAAGTCACCGCGACTGTTTCTAGAAATGGAGATCTTGTAGGAAGAATGTACTTAGAAGTCCCTTTAACTTTAGAAGGAGATACTCTTGGTACTGAATTTGCAGGTGTAAATCCTGGACACACTGTAATTAGTGAAGTAGAAGTTCAAATTGGTGGTCAACAAATTGATAAACACTATGGACACTGGATGGAAGCATGGGCTGAACTTAGTGAGCCTAACGATGCAGGATCAATGGGAATATCAAGTGGTGGCGGTACAAGATTCCAAAATATGGCAATGGCTGGTGGTGTTGGTCATCTAACAGCTTCTGGTGGTTCAGATGTTGATGCTGTATGCCGTGTTCCTCTTCAATTCTGGTTCAATCGCAATCCTGGTCTTGCTCTTCCACTTATTGCTCTTCAATACCACGAAGTTAAAGTTATGATTACACTTGGCGAACCAACCGGCGCTAGCTTAACTGCTAATAAAAGTGTACAACTTTGGGCTGACTACATCTATCTTGATACTGATGAACGCAGACGCTTCGCTCAAGTATCGCATGAATACTTAATTGAACAAGTTCAACACACAAGTGGTTCTACTTCCTCAATTGATCTTAACTTCAATCACCCAGTTAAAGAACTTGTATGGACTGGTAATTACGCTGCTGCAACAGGTTTAAGAACTGGTCTTCCTGTAGCAAATACAAAACTTGTTCTTAATGGACATGACCGCTTTGCTGAAAGACCCCGTGAATACTTCACACAAACTCAAGTATGGCAACACCACACTGGTACCCCTGTCACATGTTCTGCTGCATTAACTGCTGCAGCTACAGGAAAAGCGTCTGTTGATGAAATTGCTGTTTACTCGTTTGCCCTCAAACCCGAAGAACACCAACCATCTGGTACTTGCAACTTCTCGAGAATTGACAACGCTCAACTTAAGATTGCTGGAAATTCGGCCAACGTAAATGTATACGCTGTCAACTACAACGTACTCCGCGTCATGTCAGGTATGGGTGGTCTCGCTTACTCGAACTAAGCAAGAGTATCTCGCTTACTCGAACTAAGCAAGAGTATCTCTCTTACTCGAACCAGACTACGAAATATAATAATTAAAACTTATTTTTAAAATTAATATAATGTAAAATTATAATAATTATTTTCTTTTTATAATATAAAACAATGGGAGGAGGATTAATGCAACTCGTTGCCTATGGTGCTCAAGATATTTACCTTACTGGTAATCCCCAAATTACTTTCTTCAAAGTTGTCTACCGCAGACACACTAACTTTGCGATGGAAGCTGTTCAACAAACACTTAGTGGAACACCTGATTTCGGTAATAAAGTAACTGCTACTATTTCTAGAAATGGTGATCTTGTTGGAAAAATGTATGTTGAATGTGACCCATCTGCTGTATTAAATAATGCTACATTTGCACCAAATCCTTTACATCAACTTCTTAAAGAAATGACTGTTGAAATTGGTGGTCAACAAATTGATAAACACTATGGACACTGGCTTAATGTATGGACTGAACTCACAGAACCAACTAATGTTTCAATTTTAGATAATACTGGTAGATACTCTGCTGCTGTTATTACTAGAGGAGCGGATGAAGAAGCTCGTGTTCCACCTACACCTTATCAAAGAATGGCGTTTGGTGTTAAATCTGATGGAGCTACTGCACCTATTGAAAAAAGAGCAGCTGTTCCTCTTCAGTTCTGGTTCTGTAGAAATGCTGGCCTTGCTCTTCCACTTATTGCTCTTCAATATCATGAAGTAAAAGTATCAATTACATTTGATACAAATGCTAATGTAGCATCTGGTTCAGGGTCTCTTTCATCTGTTCAACTTTGGGCTGACTACATCTATCTTGATACTGATGAACGTAGACGTTTTGCCCAAGTATCACATGAATATTTAATTGAACAACTTCAATATCAGTCATCTGGTCCAGCATCATCTCACAAACTTAACTTTAATCATCCAGTTAAAGAATTAGTATGGTGCGGCCAAAGATCTGGAAGTGCGGGTGTTCATGGAGGTACAGCTACTCCTATGAGATTAGCTTTACATTCTGACCCAGCAAGTAAAATTCGTGATACAAATGATACAGTTACACTTAAATTAAATGGACATGATCGCTTTTCTGCTAGACATGATACATACTTCACACGCACACAACCATGGCAACATCACTCTAATCCAGGTGGAGGACCTCAAGCGGATGCTATTTCTGTTTATTCGTTTGCTCTTAAACCTGAAGAACACCAACCATCGGGCACTTGCAACTTCTCTAGAATTGATAATGCTCAATTAGTATTCTCGAATAAAGTATGTGGAGGTGACCCTAATGCTGGTCTTCATATCTATGCTGTTAATTACAACGTACTCCGCGTCATGTCGGGTATGGGTGGTTTAGCTTACTCTAACTAGATTACTTAAAAATTTTTTCATTTTTAAATTAACAAATTATTATTTTTTTATTAAAAATATATAACAAGTTTAAATATAATTAATTATTTTTCTAATAATATTATAATAGTATAAATAAATGGGAGGTGGTCTAATGCAACTCGTTGCCTATGGTGCTCAAGACATATATATTACTGGAAATCCTCAAATTACTTTTTTTAAAATAGTATATAGAAGACATACAAATTTCGCAATGGAATCTGTACAACAATCATTAACAGGTAATAATGTATCTAGTACAACATCTAAAAAAGAATGTTCTTCAATAATTTCAAGAAATGGAGATTTAATAACAAATTTGTATATTACTACAACAACACCTGGTGTTGTTAATGGAGATTCAATAATTGATGACGCATTAATTGAAATTGGTGGTCAAAAAATTGATAAACATTATAAAGAATGGATGCAAATATGGGCTGAATTAACAACACCTGAATCAAAAGCTCTTGCTTATAAAAATATGACTGGTTGTTTCTCACACAGTTTAAATAAACTTAA